GGAGTTGTTTTATCTTCTGCAGCTAAAGAATACCTTAAAGTTTATGGAGTATTAGCCAATATTTTTCTCTTTGTTTATATTATGTAATGATAATATATTACATTTACCATTACAAAGCAATAGATATGAAGCTATTAATTAATAGATACAAAGCAGTTAAAGGTGGCACTTTAAGCAATGTTGATCTCATTTGTCCAGATAGAGGCACTATTAACACATTTCACGGGATTGAGTGTCCTTGGAAGGAAAATAAAGCTGGAGTCTCTTGTATCCCAAGTGGCAAATACGAACTGGTTCCCCATTCTTCTGATAGATATCCCGATGTATGGGCCTTTGTAGGCGGGACCGTTGCCCATTATCCCGATTCTATGCAAGAAGGGCAGACAAGATACGCTTGTTTGATTCATGCTGCAAATTATGCACATCAGATCCAAGGGTGCCTTGCTTTGGGTACTGGCAAAGGAGAAACAAAGCATGATGGAGAATCTATCCCTGCGGTCTGGTCAAGTAGAGATGCAATATCCGCACTAAGGGAAGAGTTGGGCAATAGCGTTTCTCATACTGCGGAAATAAAATGGTTTGCTTGAGCCTATGGATATAAAGTTAAGTGAAGCAGAGATGCGGTTGGTTCGATACCTGGCTAAGAGGAAGGGTGAACTGTCCTTAGAAAACGAGCTTGAGGACAGAAAAGTTGGCAACCAATCAAATGAAGAGACAGATCTTGAGGGCATAGGAGGAGAATTAGCCTTTTGTAAACTCTTTAATATCTATCCCGACTTAAGCTTGGAGTTAAAGGCAGGAGATAGGGATAGGGGAGATGCTGTATTACTAGGTCATTATGTGGATGTAAAAACAACTAGTTACTCTTCTGGTAGGCTATTGGTAGTCCCTTGGAAAAAAGGGGAGATGGAATTTTTTGCGTTGATGACAGGCAAATTCCCAGTATATCAATTCCGTGGCCTTGCCTCTAGGGAAGAGTTAATGCAAGAATCTAATCTTACCAATCTCGGCTATGGTTCTACTTATGCCCTTTCCCAATCGGATCTCCAGATAGCTATATAATGAGTGATCTATTTCAAAACCTTACGGATCTGGCTACTCTTCTGCAAGAAAACCCAAATCTTCATAATATATTCGCAGAAGAAAAACCAAAAGAATACGAGATGGTTCTTAAGATGGCTAGTTCTCCATTCTTTCGCTGGATGCCTTTTGGAGAATCAGAAGGATCAGGCACTTGCCAGCATGGTTTTTTAAAGAGTAAAGCCAGGAATAAGTGGGCAATAACAGGGAATAGGTGCGGTAAGACTGAATCGGGTCTGGTAGAAGATATTGCCGATTGCTTGCTTATTGATCCTATTACCCGATCTCGGTCATTTAAATATACAAAGCCTATCCGCATTTGGGCCGTAAGCGATACAGAAGAGACTTCCGTTAATGTGTTGGAACGTATTATCGTAGATCGTTTACTTGGAACGGATGAGTCGGGGTTCATGTGGAACTTTGTTAGTGACTCTTCTAAGTATACTGCTCGTAGTGGGTGGGCCAATCACCAGCTTGAGTTTACCAATACCAGTTTTATTCAGTTTAAGTTCAGCACTCAGAAAAGAAACACCTTCCAAGGCACTTCACTTCACAAGGTTCACTTCGATGAGGTGCAGCCTAAAGATATATACGGGGAATGCCAAGCTCGACTTGCAGATACGAATGGCTACTTTATCGGGACAATGACTCCAATCTATGACAAGTCAAAGGGAATTCCTTGGATATACGAAGATCTCTACCTGCGTAGGGACGATAAGGATTTAGAGTTCCACACATGGTCACTATTGGATAATCCTCATGTGGAAGAAGCGGCCAAGAAGAGGATGATGAGGGAGTGGGATGAGGACGAGATAGAAGCTAGAGTCTATGGTGCTTTTGTTCCTATGGGTGTTAAGTTGGCCTTGCCTAATACGGTTATGCGAGAGATTCGCAGTCAGCTTAAGTCTCATATAAGTGGCTCATTAGAACTTATGGAAAGCGGAGAAGTCCTTTTTCACGAAGACCGTAAAGAGACAATTATAGATGGATTACGAACTGAGAGTGTGGGAGAAACCATCTCCTAGTTTTACCTATGCACTTGGGGGTGATCCAGCCGAAGGATTGTCTCATGGCGATGATGCGGTTATTGAGGTTATTTGTTGTGATACTGGAGAACAGGTCTGTGAACTTCAAGGGAAGATCGACCCTATCACGTTTGGCGAAATGGCTTTTGTTGTCGGCACTTGGTATAATGATGCTCTTGTTGGGTTGGAAAACAATAAAGACGGTGGGGCCAATCAAACGCTTTTCAACCTGGGTTATCGGAATATTTACTTTCAACAAACTCAAACAGGAAAACCGTTCCGAGATGCCACGCAAAAATTGGGATGGAATACCAATCTCCGAACTAGGCCGATCCTAGTAGCACAAGCAAGAAGATATATTGAAGATGCTTCTGTATTTATTCGTAGCCGTTCATTATTGGCCCAGTTCGAAACTTTCGCATTGGAAGGGACTAAATTTCAGGCTATCGCTGGTGGGCATGATGATCTTGTCATGGCTTACTTGATAGCTATTGAGATGATGCGTGTCCAGTTGATGGTTAAAGAGATGAGTGGCAACGGTCTTAGGCCGATGGTTGATGGACATGAGATAAAGAATCCTGATGAACTTGATAATGATGAGGTTCCTCCAATAACAGAGCGGCTTATTCACAAAGTATTAAGTGATAAGTCCAATGGACAATCCGTAGAGGATTCAACGATGGGATTACTTGTATGACAGAGGTTTTTAATTATTTCATTGTGATAATGTTTATTCTCATTATTGCTGCTTTATTGAGACATCTGAATCTGGAACGCAGGGAACGCAAGGAGATGATGGAGAAATATCAAAACTTGGCCCTACGAGTACGGCAGACCCAGTTAATGATGGAAACGCCAGAGGATTATATGGACCGAGGTATTCAATTTCCCGAACCATCCAGTAGTGTTGCCGATGTGGAGGGTCAGTTCTGAACGCACGTAATAGAAGGATCAAAGGCAGTAGGGTAGAGCGTGAGATCGTTTCTTTATTGAACGATGCCGGTATTCCAGCCGAGCGAGTGCCTCTTTCTGGTGCAGCAGGGGGGAGTTATACGGGTGATATTGTAATCGAGCCAATGGGTGATGCTATCAGAGTAGAAGTAAAAGCTAGGAAAGACGGTGCTGGATTTAAAGTGCTGGAGGAATGGAAGGGAAATAACGATCTTTTAATATTGAAGCGCAACTACCACGATCCTATGGTTGTCCTTGATTGGAAACTGTTCCTTGATATAATGCAACTATACCTCGATGTTAAGGCTTTTCCATACATTAAAGATGAGGATGTATAATGCTGAATGATGAAGTCAAAGCCGAAATATCTCATATTCACATGCAATTAGCACGAATGTCTTCTGTTACCGATAATATTATTGATTTAATAGACAAGCAGAATGAAACCATCGAAATGATACTGGGGGAACGTCCACATCCAGGTGCAGTGACCCCAGAATTAAAGGTGATAACCAATGAATCAGAGCGAAACGGATAGATCAATAGGAACTCAAGCAGTAGAGTATGGCGCGGATGCTCATGTTCAGTTGCGTATGTCTGATGGAAGCTATCAGTCTGTTGACATGAGCCAACCCGTAGTTGACGCTAGTCCTCCAAAGCAAACTAACAACGAGAAGAAGTTGAGTAAGCAGACATTTGAAAAGCCAACGGCAGATCGATTTAAGATGACATCCGAATGGCTGATGGGTGTGATACGTGGGACTACTGTCACGGGTGGAGTTTATGTATCAAGTACAATAAATGATGGGGGAGGATGGAGGATCGTCGGGTCCGAAGAGGGCAGTACTTACATGCCTTCATTTATAGTGTCTATTGATGATTGGAATCGTTGCTTGCAAGAGGTCTGCGTTGAACTCGCTAAAAGCCTACATGTTGAGGCTTCTGCAATGCGTTTTGCCGATCACGATATTGAGGACGATCCAGTACTAGGCCCATTGGTTGCACTAATGGCTTGACACGCAAAATAGTTTAGTTTATCCTATATGTAACGATATTGCACTCATACTCATCGTTACGCATCAGCGGCCCAGTTGTAGCGTTATAATACTATGCTAGCTCCTGATAATCCCCCACGGAGAAAGCCCCGTGGCCGCAAACCTACAAAGTATCCACTCGGCCCTAAAGTACGACTATTTGGATCGCAAGCGAAAGAAACTCGCAAGGGGTCCGAATCGCGCAAAGCGAAAGAGCCGCGCAAAGGCCAAACGAGTCGCAAGCAGAAAGCGTTTAGCTAAGGAGTAATTATGTTATGCCTATTAAGCAGATGACCCAAGGTCATGGTGGAAAAAGCAAGCGAAAGAGTAAGACGCAGAAGCGAGTAGATGAGATTGATCGGAAAAATATGGATGCCTACACCAAGAGATTGGATAAGCTCCAGACACATAAGAGTTGGGTAGATAAAGAGGGCAGAAAGATGTCTGGAGCATGGGCAGACACTAAGAAAGATAAAGAGAATCTTCGAAAATTAAAATTGAAGAAGGGTGGAAGTCTTTGGCGCAAAAAACCTAAAAGGAAGAAGAAATAGCCATGCCTTTCGTATTAGATCCTAAGACTAAAAAGGTTAAAAAGTTTAGCTATGACGATAAGGGCAAGCGACAAGCGGCTGCCTATGCCAAGAAGGTAAATGGCGAACTGAAGAAAAGGGGTAAGAAAAAGACTTACTAATGAACTATAACAAAGACGCTTCTCTATCTCCTGTTGCTTCACTGGATAAGGCCCCTAAGAGTGAAGAAGATCTTATTGGGTTTGGGGAAGATGTTTGGCAATATCTAAGTCGGTCTAGGGTTGGCTTAGAGCGAACAATAAAAGAGAACTTGTATATGCTGGCTGGCAACCAGTGGATCAAGTATCTCCCGTACAACCATCGCTTTGATCGTCATACGTTAGATGATTGGATTCCGACCCCTGTCACCAATTATCTGGTCCGTAACTTCGACCGAATCATAGATATATTCATCACTGGCAATGTGATGCCTACGGTCGATCCAGCGACTAGGAATCAAGATGATGTAGAGGCTGCACGAACCGCACAGCATATCCTCCAATCTGAGTTTCATCGTCTCTCTACCGATCTCAATCTCCATATCCCTGCGGCTGGATGGCTGGTCTTGGCTGGCAATGCCATCCTTTATACTGGATGGAATGCCAAGGCAGGGGATAAGATTCGCCAGCCTCGCATGAAGTTGAATAAAACAGAGGTAACTCAGGAAATGATGCAGTGCATGACCTGCGGTTATCAAGAACCGGCCGATATTGCGCCAGAGAGATGCCCCAACTGCTACGAAAAACCTTTTCTGGAGTCTACGGCAATACCCGTATACGATCAGATGGGCAATCAAAGCTACGAGGTAAGCGAATCGGCAGAGAAGGATAAGGACGGATACCCCGTATATGATGAGTATACAGTAGGAAATATTACCGAAGCGGTTATCAATCCTCTTAACTGGTATCCTCAACCAGTTAGGGACTTCAACGATTGCCGTTATGTGATGGAAACTGATCCAATGGATGTTGATCAGATCAAGGATATGTTCGGCAACAAAGCAAAAGATGTGGTTGCTGAGTCCCTTGAGTATGAGAATTGGACAGGTGTAATGGATCAGCAGGCCCATCAGCAAGGCGATTCAGATAACAGAGACAAGGCTCTTGTTAAATTCTTCCGTCATATCCCCGATAGCCGCTTTAAGAATGGATGCCTGTTGATATACGCATCAGATAAGTTGCTATATAAAGGCGATCTGGATTCGTGCGATGGCAAGCTTCCTTATACCCATATCAAGTATAGGGATATGCCAGGTCTATTTTGGGGTGGTTCTCCTTTCAGTGATATGGTTCCGTTGCAGAAGCGTATCAATGCAGTTGATTCGCATATTGTCCAGAATCGCAAGCAGATGGTTAGCAACCAATGGCTGGTGCCAGAAGGGGCAGGAGTTAGTCACGTAGATGGTCGTGCCGGACTAATCATACGTTACAATCCCCATACGACAGGTGGCTTTAAGCCTGAGAGATTGCAGGGTATGCCTGTCTCTGCTCAAGTATTGCAAGAGCGAGAGTCTACCTTGCGCGATATGGATGAAGTTTCTGGTGCGAGGGAGATACTTCAAGGTGGCATACCGCAGGGTGGGTCGGGATTAGAGACAGGCGCAGCCGTTGAGTTAGTGCAGGAACAGGCTTTCAAGCGTTTCGGTCCAGCGATAAAAGCATGGAGAGCAGGTCTTTCTGAGCATGAGCATCGCAAGCTACAGATCGCTCATAAGTATTGGTCCGAATCAAGGCTGGTAAAGAATATTGGCGATAACAAGGAAACAGAGTCCTTTCATTTCTCTGGCGCAGATGTGTATCGTGCTGATGATATGACCGTCCAAGTAGGTATTGGTGCCGATTACTCTGATGTAGCCTATCAGCAGAAGATTATGAAAGCCGCGCAGATGGGCGTATTGGGTGATATACGTCAACCACAGGTGAGAGGTCGTGTGCTGGAAGCTTTGGGCATAGATGGTTTTGAAGGTGAGTATGTCTTAGATGCTAAGAAAGCAAGAAGGGTATTAACAGCTATACGAGATGGAGCCATTGAAGACGATCTGCCGCCTGTTCTTCCCGTTGATAATCATCAAGTACAGTATCAAGTGCTTCGTGAGTTTATGCTGACTTCCGAATTTGAGAAGATGGACGAGGCACCGAAGCAGTTATTACTCCAACGCGCACAGATGCACCAGCAGTTCATACAGCAGGAGCAGCAAAAAGCAATGCAAGCCGCACAAGCGGCTAAAGGCGCACCCGATCAAGCCGCTCAAGGTATTGCCGAGAGTGGTGCGATGGGTGGCGAACCCCAAACTCAACAGTAGGAGATAAGGAATGAGCGAAGTAACGGACAGTGCCGCTGTAGAATCACAGCAGTCTGAAGCCGCTATGCCTATACCTGAAGAGATTGATGCTGGCACCTTTGCAGAACTCGCTGAGTTGGCAGAGCGTGGTGGCATTAGACGCTTACCAGGTACCGAAGCACCGCAAGTTGCACCCGAGGAACCAGCAGAGGAATCATCGGAGGAAGAGTCTGTACAGCCAGAGATCCTAGATGAGGCACCACAAGCTGATCCCCAACAGCAACAGGCGGCGTTGCAACAGTTGATTGCTCAGACGGTTGCAGCAACGATGGCTGGACAGAACAATGGACAGCAACCACAACAGGCTCAAGAGCCGGACCTTGTAGAGCAGCTTGCTCAAGAAA